AGGATGAAAACGTGCCATGCGTTCATGTCCACTCCCTCAGACCCACCGACGAAGACCGTCGTGGCGGGTCCAAGTCCACGCGCGGCCCAACAGCCATACACTCACGAACAGCCAGCCTCCGGGCAATCTTGCGACCCCAAGGTTGAACCAGTGGTTACAGCTACCCGCCGTCACCCGGCGCACCGCCCGAGCAGTTGCCGCCCGTCGCGCCAGCGGCCCCTGCACCACCGTTGCTGCCTTCGCCTGCCGCACCGCCCGTTCCGCCGTTTCCGCCCGCACAGGAACCTCCGTTGCCCACGTTGTCGAAGGACGGCGAGTCGATGCGGTTGCCCGCGCCGACTACCGACCCGTCGTTGTGATCGCGCCCGGTCAGGTCGCCGCCGACCTGGGTGCCCGAGTTCGCGGACCCCGTGTCGTGCGCGACGGCGTTGCCATCCCCGGTGATGTTATCTCCCACTTGTCCGGTGATGTAGTCGCCGCCTACGTCGATGCGTGGCCCCGAGCCTGCCACGATGGTCGCGGCGTCGTTGTTCGACTGGATGATGCGTTCCAGCGTGCCGTAGAGCGCGATTTGCTGGTCCTTGTTGGCCTTGCTGGTAACGATGTTCTGGTAGGTGTTGGTGAGCGGCACCGCGATGGCCGTCAGTCCGAGCGCGACATCCCTGAATTTCTCCGCGCCGTCGCGCTCGCGCGCCGGGGGCTGGATGTCGAGCTTGTGGCCGAGCGCATCGGCCATCGCGGCGACGGCGTTGAACCCGGCGACGGCCACCCCGCAGACGGAATCACCGCGCGCACACGATTCCTCCGGGGTGCGCTGGTTGTTGGCCTTGATCGCCTCGGACGCGGCGACGGCCTTGAGGGCGTCGGTATAAATGCCGTAGGTGGCGGCGCTGCCCTTGCGCGTTTCCACGATGGGCGTGCCGTTGGGGGCTTGGTACGAGCGCGTGACCTCCGTGGTGGTGCCGCACGCGCCGACGAGCAGAACGATCAACGCTACTACTGCGATCCTGAACATGGGTTTCTCCCGTGGGGGCTGCGCGAGTCTACGCCGCAGTGGTAGCCTCCGCAGCATGATCCCCCTTACCCCGCGCCTGTTCGACGCCCTGGCGACCGTCCTGGGCGACGGCGAGTTGACCCCTGGCGACGAGGACACCCGGCTCGTCCAGGCGGTTCCTGGCCTCGCTCCGGTGGTCGCGCGGCTGTTGGCGCGCGACCTGAAGCAAGTGACGCTCGACCTCGCGGCGGAAAGCCGCTTGCTGTCCCAATGGCTCAAGGAACAGGGCGTGTCGCCTGGGTTGGGGTACATCCTGCTCAAGCGGTGGGTGGGCGACGATCAAGCGTTAGCCAACGCCTACTTCGCCATCAAGTCGGCGCTGCTGATGGAGCGCGACCAGTCGCTTTCGACCCTGGCCGAAGGCACCGAAAGCGTGGAAATTCGGACGGCGCGGCTGGCGCTGGAAGCGGGGCGGCTGGACCCGGACAAGGCGGATCGGATGCTGCCGCACGGCCCGCCCAAGGATGCTCCCATGACCGTTGGCCGCGTGACGCTCATCGACAAGCGTAAGACGGTGGTCATCAATGCACCCGAGTTCCAGAAACGCTACCTTGACCGCATGGGGATGAAGCGTGCCCTTGTCACCTACGATGACCACGCAGACATCGTTTGACCCGATAGACGCGATTCTCGACGCGCTGCCCGCCTACGCGCGCGATCCGGCGCTGGCGGCGCGCGAACTGCTCGGGCTGGAACTCGACCCGTGGCAGGCGGATGTGCTGGATGCGGTGTTCCTCACACTGCGCGGGACCGATCCCTACCCCACTTACACCGCGCTGACCGGCATCGACGCCGTGCCGCGCTACATCACGGTGCGGTCAGGGCACGGGCCGGGAAAGACGGCGACAGCGGCGATTGCCGCCGTGCTGGCGCTGGCCGTGCTGCCTGGGCAGGTCAAAATCGTGCTGACGGCACCGACCGCAGCGCAGATTTATGACGCGCTCTTTGCCGAAATAACCATGTGGTTCCGGCGACTGCCTGCCGAGTACCGCATCCTGTTCACGCTGCTCTCGGATCGCATCGAACTGGCGAGCGAGCCGGAACAACGCTTCCTCACGGTGCGTACTTCCAGCCGCGAAAAGCCTGACGCGCTGCAAGGCATCCACGCCGAAACGGTTTTCCTCATTGTGGACGAAGCTCCCGGTGTGGATGAAGCCGTTTTCGAGGCGTCGGGCGGTTCGATGTCGGGCGAACGCGCGTGCATGTTGCTGCTCGGCAATCCGACGCGGAATAGCGGCTATTTTTGGGCGAGTCACAACCAACCGGGCTTTGCCGAGCGGTTCGTGAAGTTCCAAGTTAATTCGGAATTGGTGGCGCGCGTTAGCCGTGAGTTTATCGCCCACGTTGCTGCGATGTACGGCAAGGACAGCGACCAATATCGCGTTCGCATCAAGGGGGAGTTCCCACGGGGCGACGTAAACACACTGATTGCGCGGGACTTGGTGGTGTGGGCGCGCAAGCGCGACATCCAGACCAGTCCGAACGATGTGCGCGTGTGGGGCATCGACCCGGCGCGCTTCGGTGATGACGTTAACGGCTTCGTGGAGCGCACCGCCCGCGCCGTGCTGGAAGTCGAGGAATGGACCGGCCTGGACATGATGGAGTCCGTGGGCCGGATCAAGGCGAAGTGGGACGCACGGCCACCAAGCGAGCGGCCTGCTGAAATCCTCGTTGACGTTATCGGCCTGGGCGCGGGTGTAGCCGACCGGCTGCGCGAATTGGGCCTGCCCGTGCGCGATGTGAACGTGTCCGAAAGCCCCATGCACGCGAACGCCAAGGGCTACCGGCTGCGTGACGAGCTTTGGTGCAACGCCCGCGAGTGGTTCGCGGAGCGCCAGGGCACCCTCATCTATGTCGCGGGCGGGCTGTACGACAAGCTCGCTAATGAATTGGTTGCTCCGACCTACACGCACTCGTCCGATGGCCGGATTCGGCTCGAAACCAAGGACCAGATGCGGAAAAGGGGGATCAAGTCGCCCAACCTCGCTGACGCCTTCGTGCTGACCTTCCACGGGCACGCGCTGGCGAAAGTCGGCACGGCTGGCGGTTCTGCCTGGGGTGGCGTGCGCGTGCCGTGGGGGCAGAGTATTCAAAGGAACGTGGGTGCCGTGGTATAAACCCGCCTCATGGCCGCCTACGACGCTCCTTCCGATTCTCCCGCCCCCGACGAGTCGGGGGAGTCGCCCACCGTCGCGAAGCCCGCGAAAAAGGGCAAGAAGCTGACGGACGAAGAAGTGGGGGAACTGGTCGTTGCACAACTGGACACCGCCATTGCGTACAGCGATGACGTTCTCGCTCCCGACCGTCTGCTCGCCTCGCAGATGTTCGACGGCAAAGACCCCAAGCTGAAGGACGAGAAAGGGCGGTCCTCCTACCAAGCGCGCGACGTTGCCGACACCATCAATGCGATGCTGCCGGGACTCATGCGGGTGTTTTTCGGCTCCGACGAGGTAGTGGAGTACGAACCCGTGACCGAGGCGGATGTAGCAACCGCCAAGATCGCGACTGCCGCCGCGCACTACGCGCTTCGCCGGAACGATGGGTTCGACACCATTTACTCAGCCATCCACGACGCGCTCAAGCTGCGCCTGGGCGTGGTCAAGGTGTGGTGGGACGAAGATCAGCACGTTGAGTCGGTCCAGTACGAAGGGCTGACGCAGGACGAGTTCACGGCGCTGGTAGCGCCCGAGGACTTGCAGTCGCCCGGTGAAGCCCCGCCCAATCCGGCGCAAGGCAAAATCCAGACGGTGCCTCTGGATGTCGAAACCGACCCGGAAACGGGCACCATCAATTGCACCATCAAAACGATTCGCACGACGGGGCGCATCCGTTTCGAGGCGATACCGCCCGAGGAACGTCTGTGCGACCCGAAGGCGCGTAAGTACCACAAGAGCCGCTTCTACGCCCATCGCTGCGTCAAGACCCTGGGCGAACTGGTGGAAATGGGGTACGAGTGGAAGGATGTCGAGGACATCGAAGGCACCGATGGCCTGGACGAAGATGACGAGGCGGCGAAGCGCACGCCCGACAAGCAACCGCCCCCGGAGTCGGAAGCGGACGAGGAAAAAGACCCCACCACGCGCCGGGTGGTCTACTACGAGTGCTTCACCTATATCGACCGCGACGGCGACAAAATCCCCGAATATCTGCGCGTCTGCCTCGCGGGCACCGACCGCACGGTTCTCAACGTCGCGGAGTGGGCCGATGGGTTCATGTTCGCGGAGTTCTGCACGGAGCCGGTACCGCACAGCGTCAACGGGAAGGGTATAAACGACAAGTTGGGCGATGTCCAACGTGTGCAATCCCAACTCGTTCGCGGCACGCTCGACTCGCTCGCGCAATCCATCTTCCCGCAGCGCGGCTACCAAGACCTTGAAGTGAATCTTGAGGACTTGAAGAACACCGAGGCCGGTGCGCTCGTCCGCTGCAAGATTCCGCCCGCTGGCGCGGTGGTGGAGTGGAAGCGCGAGTTCGCGGGCCGCGACACCATGCCCGTCATCAACTACTTCGATTCGGTCAAGGAAGCGCGCACGGGGCAGAGCGCCGCGAGCAAGGGGCTGAATCCCGATGTCCTGCAATCCACCACCAAGGCGGCGGTGGACGCCACGGTGACGGCGGCGCAGGAACAGAAGGAACTCGCCGCTCGCGTGATGGCAGAGAACGGCATGAAAATGCTGTTCAAGATCATCCTGCGGTTGCTGGTCAAGCACCACGCCTACGCGGAAACGGTCAAGAATCCTGGCGGCGACTGGTTTGAGTTCGACCCGCGTGAGTGGAACGAGGACATGGACGTTACGGTGAACACCGGCTTGGGCCGGGGCACCGACCAAGAAAAGATTGGTGTCCTCGGCAACGTGATGAAGGACCAGAAGGAAATCATGGACAAGGCGGGGTTGGACAACCCGCTGGTATCCCCACAAGAAATGTTCAACACGCGCCGCCGCCTGTTGGAGCTTTCCGGGTTCAAGGACGTAGGCAACTTCTACAAGAACCCGAAAACCTCGCCGCCGCCCACGCCGAAGCCGCCGCCGCCCGATCCCAACATGCTGCTCGCACAGGCCGAGTTGAAGAAGGCCGAGGCGATGACTTCCAAGATCGCCGTGGACGCCCGCGTGGCCGTTTTCGAGGCAATCAGCAAGGCCGAACACGACAAGGACAAGTTGCTGATCGACGCCATGATGAAGGCGGCGGAACTGAGTGTGACCAGCGGCAAGAACATCAACACGGCATGGATCACCGAGGAATTGGAGCGCGACCGCAGCTACAAGAACTTCATCATCGACGTTCTCAAGGCGACCGCTCCCGAGGTTCAAGTACCCGGCGCGCAACCCGGCATGGAAGGCCCGCCCGGTGCGCCCGGTGCAGGCCCGCCCAAGTCGGTTGGCCCCGGTCCCAAACCCCCCGCCCCCGGTGGTCCCGGCGGGCCACCCGGAGCCTCCCCTGGATTCGGGGGTGGTCCTGGCGCACCGCCGGGGGCAGGGGTTCACCGCGAACCGGGACAGCCGTTGCCGCCCGGTGGTCCACTGCAATAGGTATAAACCTCCACCATGTCCAAACTCGACGCACACATCGCGCGCCAAGCGCACGCGCTCATCACCAACCCGGCGACGATCCAGGCTTTCGATGAACTGGAAGCCGACTACATCCGCCGCTGGCGCAACACCGCCCCCGAAGCCGTCCAGCAACGGGAACACTGGTACGCATCCCTGAAGGCAGTCGAGACAGTACGCGCTCGCCTGACCTCCTACGCATCCGAGGCCGCTGAACATGCCTGAAGCCGCTGCCGCTCCGACCGCCGCTCCTGCGGCGACTCCCGCGAGCGCCCCATCGTCCACCCCTTCCAGCGAACCCGCTGGCCTTTCCGTTGGCGATGCCGCTGGCCTGTTGGCGAAGCGTGCGCGGGGCGAGCCTTCGGATGTTCCTGGCGCAGCCCCCAAGCCCAAGCCCGTCGTTACCCAGGCACCCGCGCCGCGCGTGCGCGAAACGATCCTGGGGTTGGACGAAGGCCCGGATGACCAACCGCCGGATGACCCCGATGCCCCGGACGAAAGTGACGAGGACGCCGATGACGCAACTGCGGGCGGCGCTGGCGAGGATGACGAGGCTTCCTTGGAAGCCGAAATCGCGGACGCCGAAGGCGTACTCGCTGCCGCCGATAAGTCCGAGCTTTCTATCCGTGCGCTGCCTGCGGAACGGCTCAACGAAAAATTCGTGCTGCGTGCTGACGGGCAAACGCTCGAAGTGCCGATGCGCGAATTGCTCCGGGGATTCGCGCGCAAGGTCGATTACACCAACAAGACCCAGGCGCTTGCACAGGAACGGGAAGCGACTACGGTAGAGCGTGGGCAGTACCAGACCATGCTCATGCACCTGGGGCAGCGCATCCAGGCCGACCTCGACGTTCAGCGCGGGCAGATGGAAGCGGTACGCGACACCGACCCGATCCGCTACCTCCAACTCAAGGACATGGTGGCCGAGCAGCAGCAACAGTTCGACCTCGCCAAGAGCGAGTACCAGCGGTCGAAGGCAATCGAACAGCAGCAGTTCGCGGCGCAGCTTCAAACGCATGTGGACGCGCAGATCGAAAAGCTCATCGAACAGGTGCCGCAGTTGTCCAAGCCCGAGGCGCGGGTAAAGTTCGCGAAGGCGCTGGTGACGGGGTTGGGGAAAGAGTACGGGCTGACCGAAAACGATGTGACCTCCATCACCGACCACCGCGCCTTGTTGATTTTCCACGATGCTCTGAGGTATCGTCAGATGGCGAAGAAGGGCCAAGCGGCAAGGTCCAAGGCGGTAGTAACCAAACTCCCGAGTCCGGCAGCGCCGGGACACTCGCGAACTCCCGTAGGTTCTACCGATAGCAAGGCGGTCAAGGCGGCACGCGGCGAACTGGAACATTCGGGTTCTGTGCGTAGTGCGGCGGCGTTGATCGCGGCGCGGAACCGGATGCGTGGTCGTTCGGGGTAGTACCCTCCACACAGTCAACCTACGGGAGTAAGGATCATGCCTTTCACTGGTGCAGTGTCCGCAACGGCGGGCGCAGCCCTTGGCGCTGGCGGCAATGCCGCGCCGGGTAACATCATCCGCGAGGACTTGAGCGACGTTTACAAGCTCCTGGCCGTCACGGAAACGCCCTTCATGTCGAAGTCGGGCGACAAGTCCGTGAACGCGGTGTTCGCGGAGTGGACCGAGGACTCGCTGGCCGCCCCCGCCGATTCGGCGGTGCTGGAAGGCAACGCGGGCGCTCGTACCGCCGTCGCGGTTCCGCTGCGGCTCAAGAACGTGTGCCAGATCAACGAGAAGATTCCCGAAGTCTCGGGAACCGGCGATGCCGTCGAACTCGCGGGCATCGACGATGCGATGGCCTGGGCCACGGCGAAGCGCACCAAGGAACTGAAGCGCGACATGGAGCAGCGTTCCACGCTCTCCTGTTGGGCGACGGCTGCGACCACGACGCCGGTCCTGCCTTCGGGCGCGCTGGTGCATCGCGGTGCCGCCATCGTCGGCAAGACGCGCTCGCTCGTCCACTTCCTCGCCTACGATCCCGACCGTGGCGACGGCCTGGGCGCGGCTCCGTGCCTGCTCTCGCTCCCGGCGACGGTGGCCGTGCTGCCCGCGTCCGAAACGGATGTCGGCACGCCCCCGACCGCTGCGGTGCTGGTCCTCCTGACCCTCGCCCACATCAACACGGCGAAACAGAAGAACTACATCGCGGGCGGCAGTGCCAGCGTGTTGCTGGTGTCGCCCAACATCAAGGCGCTGATTTCGGGCCTGTACGGCAAGACGAATTACCAGCAGTCGAATGTGGACAAGCACACCCTGTCCACGAACATCACCATGATCGAAACGCCCTTCGGTGACCTGAAGATCGTGCCGAACGTGCTGATGTCCGATCAGGTCCAGATCGGCCTCGACCCCGAGGCGTCGAACATCGGCTGGCTCCGCAAGGTGGCTTCGGTGCAACTCGCCAAGACCGGCGACACCGACGCGAAGCTCATCAACGCGGAGTGGTGCGTGCGGCCCGACGCGATCCGGGCGCATTTCGCCATCGTCGGCGCGAAGGCGTCCTAACGCCGGGACTGACCGGGCGGCGCGACCAACGCGTGCCGCCCGGTCGCTTCACCGAGGGACGCAAGTGAAAGTCACCTACCTCCGACGCGGCGGCTTGACCGAGACAGCCCACACCGACCGGGATCAACCGGGTGTGCTGTTCAACACCGTGTCCGAACAGATTCAACCGATCCGCGACCACGCGGAACTCCTACGCCACGCGCAAGAGCATCGCACCAAGGCGGAACTGGCCGGGTGCCGCGTGCGTGCCGTCATCCCCATGACCACCTATCTCGTTTCGCTGCGCGAGCAGTGGGACCAAAAGAAGTGGCGGAAGTGGTTGGGCGATCCCGACAACTCCCACTTGATCGTGAGTGGGTTCGTACCCCGGCACGGAGTCTGACCCCATGCTCATCTACAACAAGCCTGCCGACCCCGCGACCAAGGACACGCCTTGGCCGATGGCGCGGTTCTCGGGCGAGGACCAGCGCATTTCGTTTTTCATCCTCGGCAGCGGCCTCGCGGGACCCGTCATCATTTCGGTCGCGCCCGCCGACAGCCCTGGCAACTTCGTACAGGTGAAGTCGAGCAACGCCAACGAGTTGTTCAACCTTGACGTTGCCGGTCCCGTCGTGATCCGCTGCGCCTTCAACGGCGCGGGATCGGGTCAGGTGTACGCGCAATGATTTCCTATGACAGCGCCGTGGCTCCCGGCACGCAGGCGCTTCCTATCGCGGTGGTGTCTCAGAACTCGCCGCGCTCGGGGCAGCGTCAAGTTGTGTCCATCTTCACCCAATCCAGCGGCCCGCCCAATGCGCCGCTGGTCATCACCATGCGTCCCGCCGATGCGCCGCTGGCTGCGGCGGCTTCGCGCATCCCGGTGTCGAGCGGCAGCGTAGACGCGCTGATTACGCTGGTGGTCAACGGGCCGGTCATCTTCGACATCTACAGCCTGACCAGCGTGGGCGGCTACCGGGTGCAGATTCAGTGAGCCTCGCGAACAACACGGAACTTGTCGCCGCCGTCGCGGAGTGGTTGGACCGCACGGACCTGACTGCGCGCATCCCCGACTTCATCACGCTCTGCGAGGCGTGGCTGAATCGCAATCTGCGCGTGCAGGACATGACCGTGTACGTCAGCGGTCAGAGCGACCAGGGGCGCGTTGCGCTGCCGCTCGACTTCTTGGAAGCTCAGCGCGTGTCGGTCGGTATAAACGATTTGCGCTTTGTCGCCCTCACGGATGTTCCCGGCTTCCGCGAGTACGCGCGGCAGAACGGTATAAACGAGGTCCGGGGGTACACCATCCAGGGCAACGCACTGGAACTTGTACCCTCCCCCAATGGTGTAGCCACCATTGACATTGTTTACTACCAGAAGATTCCGCCGGTCGCAGCGGCACCGGGCGGCATCAACTGGTTGCTCACTGCCCATCCCGATGTGTACCTGTATGGCGCGCTCGCGCAGAGCGCCCCCTACCTGAAGGACCCGGAACGGATTCAGCAGTGGAGCCAGCTTTTCGGGGCAGCGGTCGCCAGCGTGACCCAGGCGAGCGCGAAGGTGGCGCACAGCGGCAGCAAGCTCGGTACGCAAGCCCCGGTCACGTTCGGCTGACCCGGCATGTACCTCTACGCCGATCCCGGCAAGCTGTACGGCTATGGGGTGTTTGGTGGCCTGGACGGGACCGAATGGTGCCCGGTCCCTGCGGTGCGCGGTGCGGGCATGGCGATTGCCCCCGCGCAAGCCCTGTGGGCAACGAAGCCGCCCGCCCTTGGCGTGGGCCTGTCCCGCCCGCCTAGCTCGTCCCTGTGGGGCGCGCAGCCGCCCGCCGCCATGACTGGCGTGACGGGTGAGGAATTGGGTGCGCCGCTTCCCTGCATCGACCTGTCGCCGTGAGTACCACCACCTTCAACTACAGCTTCGTCCTGCCGGAACCCGGCGGCGATGCGAACGTGTGGGCGAACTACCTCAACGGGAACTGGACGAAGCTCGACACGGTTCTCAAGACCATCGAAAACTCGGCAGGCTCGACCGGCCCCACGGGTCCGACCGGGCCGACTGGCCCGACCGGCCCCACGGGTCCAACCGGGCCGACTGGCGCGACCGGCGTGGGTGTGCCGGGTCCGACTGGCGCGACGGGTCCGACCGGAGCAACCGGGCCGACTGGCGCGACGGGTGTGGGCGGCACCGATGTCACCACCAAGGGCGATTTGCAGGGCTACAGCAGCGTACCTGCGCGCGTGCCGGTTGCGGCGAACGACACGATGCTGGTGGCGAATAGCGCGCAGGCGCTTGGCGTCCAGTGGCAAACCCTCAGTACCGTGCTGGACAAGCTGGCGAGTGCGGCGCAGGGTGCGTTGCCGTTCCGTAGCAGTTCGGTGTGGGCGGCGTTGGCCGCTGGTGTGGCGGGCAAGTTGATGCAGACGCAGGGCGCGAGCAACAACCCGGTATGGGTTTCCGCGCTGGCGCTTCAGGCATCGGTCTTTCAAAGTGTGGCAGGCAACACACTGGCAGTCTCAGGGCTGGACCTCAACTCGCAGCGCGGCTACTTCTTCCATCTGCGGGTGCGGAACATCAACGCGGGTGCCACCGCGATCTACATGAACTACAACGCGGACCTGACGCAGACCAACTACGACGCACAGGTGTTGAAGGGGGCGGCGGCAACGCCAACCGCCACGCGCGTCAACGACGGCTCGCTCGGTTCGCTGCTCGCGACCAACGCGGGCGACTTCGTGGGTTTCATCTTCCGGGGTGCGGATGGCATCGTTCACACCATTGTGGTCGCGCCGGGAGCGTATTCAGTCAACGTCGAAGTGCGTGTGACCGCCCACACATGGCGCACACCCTCGGTGAACGTCACCGGCATCACGTTCTCGTCCAGTGTCGCCAACGGTATCGACGCGAACAGTCAGGCGCAGATTTACAGCTTCGGGCCGAACACATGACACAAGTTGTCATCCAGTCCACCAACGCCGTCTTGTGGAGGGCCGCGCAAGCGCGCATGGCGGAAATCACCGCACGCATCGAATGGATCGCGGTGCGTGTGGTTGAAATCGACGGGTTGCTTGCGGGCATGGCACCGGGCGACCCCGAGCGCCTTCCGCTGGAAGCCGAGCAAGCTGCGCTCCTGTTGGAGCATCAAGACCTCTTGGCCGAGGAAGCGGCGCTCGACGGTTCGTGGTTGGAGGATGTCACTGTCGAAATGGACCCGCTGCCGATGTCGGAAGCGGACGCCATCGCGGCAGACGCCGCCGCAGCGGCGGCACTGGCGCAGCGCAAAATTACCTACGCCGCCAACCGCACGTTGTTGGAAGATTGGAACAACAGCCCGCCCACCAGTCTGCCCGCGCTGCGTGCAGCGTTTGGTATCCTCGCACTCATCGTGCGCGAGAAAATCTACGACGCCGACTTGGAGTAGCGCATGGGCACGCAAACCACCAACTACAGCTTCTACCTCCCGACCTCGGGCGGCGACACCGACACATGGGGCGAGTCGCCGGATGTGGGTGGTCTGCCCGCGAGTCTCAACGGCAACTTCCGCCTGCTCGACACCACGCTCAAAGCGATCAGCAACGTCGCCAACGCGGCGCTGCCGAAGGCGGGCGGTGCGATCACGGGCGCGATCACGCCGGGCGCGGGCGGGGCGATTGGCGGGGCGGCTGCGGGCGCTGCCATGCCGATCCACGCCAGCATCATCCAACTGCGCTCCGCTGCGGGCGCGGTGCTGGCGACCTGGGCAGCGGACGGCACCATCACCGCGCCCAACGTCACCGCGACCTCCGACCTCGCGCTCAAGCGCGATTTGGAGTTCATCGACCCGACCGGGATGCTGGACGCGATCACACGGTTGCTCCCACGGAGCTTCGTGTGGAAGCACAGCGGCAAGCGGGCAATCGGACTGGTGGCGCAGGAAGTCGAGCAAGCCGCGCCGGAACTGGTCATGCTGTCCGCACGCGAGGGCAGCGAGGGGCCGCTTCGCAGCATCGACCTCTATGGAGTAATCGCCTACTTGATCGGTTCGGTGAAGGCACTCAAGGCGCAACTGGACGCTCGCTGATATGCCGCTTCCCTCATCCGGCACCATCACGTTGCAGCAGATTTACAACCAATTTGCTGCGCCGCTCGGCACGCCGTTCACGCAGATGGTGAAGGGCGGTTTATACGTCCCGAGCAACGTGCTGAACGGTGCCAACATCCCGACCGCGCCGCCGATCAAGCTCACGGACTTCTACGGCACGGCTCCATCCGCGTCGATGTCGGCGGCGTGGCTCAGTGCCAACAACGTTACGATGTCCGGTGCTACGGGCAACGGCACGATGAATCTGTCCGTGAACCTCACGCACGCGGACCAGTCGGGCGACACGTTCTCGCTGGTGGACAACATGGATGTGACGTTGCGCCTCACCGTGGCGGCGGCATCGGCGTCCAAGTTGGTGCTGCGTCCACAAGCCAACGGCATCGTCGGCCCGAACAACACCAGTCACTTCATCAACACGACCCAAGGCTCGGGCCGACCGTCCGAGGCGGGCGCTGCGGGCACCCTGTTCTACGCCACCAGCGACGGGCGCACCTACTACTGCGACAATCCCGACTACTACTATGGCGTGCCGGGTGGCACTCCTGGCATGGATGACATCGACGCCGAGCAGCGCATCGACTCCGCGTGCTTCACCACGGTACCTTGGAGCGGGTCGCCAACGGCAGGCGATGTGTTGTCCTCCAACGTGCAACCGGGCAACACCTTCGACCTGACTTTCAACCTGGGGCGGCGCGTGCTGCGCGCATTCATCGGCGGCAAGACGCCTGCCAACTACAACGTGAATTGGAGCGCCGGGGGTTTCGGGGCGACGTTCGGCTACAACTTGCTGTTCATCAACGGCAGCACGATAGTCCAGACCGTGCCGTTGCAGGCCACAATCCGGCTGTACGGAAACCTCGCCGCGAAGGCTGTGATCTACCCATGACCAGACCCGTTCCCGTTGACATTCCCGCTGGCGTCGTGCAGATGGGCACGGAGTACCAGACGCGCGAGTATTGGGCCGACAGCAACCTCATCCGCTTCGTGGGCAAGGCGGTGACGCCGCTCGGCGGGTGGGAAGCCATCGTTGGCGGTCCCGATATGGTGATGGGAGCCACACGCAGTTTCCATTCGTGGAGCGACAACTTCGGGCGCAAGTGGGTTGCCATCGGCACCACGCAAGGACTGTGGGTCATGGACGCCTATGGCGCGACCCACAACATCACGCCGATTGGCTTCGTGCCGGGTGGCGAGTCGCCGGGGTCCGCGTTCGGCTACGGCACCTACCACTTTGGCGTCGAGGACTACGACGAGCCGGTGGGCGACGAGTCCACCAGCACATCGTCGCAAGTCATCAACCTCATCTTCAACTACTGGCACTTGGACAATTGGGGCGAGAACTTGGTCGCCTGCCAGGATGCCGATGGCAAACTGTATGAGTGGCCCCCCACCAACTTGTTTGCCAAGGCAACGCCCATCGTGCCCGCCGCCACGCCTGCGGGCAACGCGCTGCCCATTTCGCCACGCGGCATGATCGTGACCGATGAGCGGTACATGATGGCGTTCGGCGCGAAGCGTGATGTGGCTGGCCCGCCGCAGCCGCGCCGGGTGCAGTGGTGCAACCAAGAGGACAACACCACTTGGAAGCCCGATCCGCTGAACTCCTGCGGCGACATCGACCTCGCCAGCCCTGGCGCGTTCGTGCGGGCGGTGCGCTTCCATGAGGAAACGCTGGTCTTCACCACCAACGACGTACACCGGATGCGCTTCGTGGGCTACCCCGATGTGTACGTTCCCGAGCGCATCGCGTCGAACTGCGGACTGGTCGCCCCCACCGCAATCGCCAAGAGCGCCGACAAGCTCATGTGGCTCTCGCCACGCGGGTTGTACGTCTACGACGGGCAACAGGTCCAGCCGATGCAGGCACCCGTGGCGCAGAACTTCGCGGGCGACATCATGCAACACATCCTCGCCACGCGCACGGCGGCGCTTGGGCACAACGAACTGTTCAACGAGTTCATGGTGTTCTACCCGAGCATGGGCGTGAGCGAGCCTGACCTGTACGCGCAGTGGAGCTACGTCAATGACTGGTGGGCGGTAGGCCGGATGCAGCGCACGGCCTGGGAGTCGGCTTTCGCGCTCGACCATCCGGTGTCGGCGCGCTACATCCCGAGCGGCGAAACGATGGTGACGTTCACCGGCATGTCCGCGACGTTCAACATCACCCCTGGCGCGATGGTCAACTTCGCCAAGAGCGGCACGCTGACCGGGCAGGCCATCGTGGAATCCGTCACCTTCACGGATGCTCCTGCCAACACCGCCGGGTACGTCATCCTGTCCGATGTGCAGGGTGCGTTCTCCGTGGGGGCAGGCCATCAACTTGTGGAGGGCGTCGAGTCTGCCGACATCGTAGCCCGCGCGGCGGTGCCGGGGCAGACGGTCCTGTATAAACACGAAGTCGGCTACGGCTACATCGACTTGGTGGGCGAGCCTGCGGGGCAACCGCTGGCGCGTTCGGGTCCGGTGCAGTTGGGTGAAGGCGACCAGTTCGTGACCGCCGACCGCATGATGTACGACATCGAAGTGAAGCCGCCGGGCGTCGAGTTCAAACTCGATTTCTGGTCGGCACCCAACGGGCACTTGATGAAGTCGGTGGGGTATCTTCCATGCAATGACGCGCGCGGCTACTCCGACTTCCGGGGTGTCGGGCGCTCGGTCATCATCACCTTCCGGGGCGTGGCCGGGAACACGGACTTCTGGCGCATGGGCCAGATGCGGTTCCACACGCAACCGGGCGAGGGGCGCTAATGGCTGGCCCGTTCAATCGTTCGCAGGGCGGTACTGCCGGTGGCGGCGGTAGCCCGTGGACCGCAATCAACGACTTGCAGCGGCGGTTGGAGATTGCCGAGCGCAAGCTGGAAAGCGGCGTGTATGTGCGTGGGCGCGATGTCGAGATTGCGAAAATGCCTGACGCCGAGCGCCGCGCAAGGTTGATCCTGTACGCGCCCAACGGCGGGCGCTGGAACATCTTCGTGAGCAACGCGGGCGTGGTCACGACCGCTGCGCTTCCCCAGGTCCACGGTTAAGTGCTAGGCTTGTTGAGTCAGCGGGCCTCCCCCTAGCGGCCCCCGCACCACTCGCGAGCGACAACGACGAGGCTGCGCTGATGCCCGCCCAAGAAAACATTCCCAATGCCGATCCGAGTTGGTTCGGCAATCTCGGTGGACCTGTCCCGAGTTCGATGGGCAACCGCTCTGAAGGCAAGGGCGATGTCTGGTCCGACACCTACGGCACGCAAGTCTCCGAAATCCCCGCGTGGATGCGGCAAGCGGGACAGGACACCTACAACAACGCCGCCCGTTTGGCCGACCAGTGGCAAGACCCCGGTATAAACTCCACCTTCCAGGGAGCCATCGACAACGCCGGGGTCTACGGCGGGATCGTGCCTGGAATGTTGGGCGGCGCTGCCGACCGCTTCAACAACCTTCGCGGCAACGAAATGATGGAGTCCGCGAATCGCGGGATGTCCGATTTCGAGCGCGAGCTTGCGGGGCGGCAGTACGACCCGGAAACCATGCGGCGCATGTTCGGCGTCGGCTTCGGTGCGGGCGACAGCATCGGCATGACCTTCGGCGGTGGCGCTGCGCGTGGCACGCGCGATGCCAAGTGGGATGACCTCACCACGATGGACCGTGCCGCGTACACCAATCCGTACACCGGGGAAGTGGTGGATACGGCGTTGGGCGACATGGGGCGGCAGCAGCAGATTGCGGCGCTTCAGCGCGCGGGCGCTGCCACCAAGGCGGGTTCCTTCGGCGGTGCGCGCTACGGCGTGCAGGAAGGTGTGGCCGAGGGCGAGAACGCGCGGCAGATGGGTGGACTCTCCGCACAGTTGCGGGCGCAGGCGTTTGACGCCGCGACCAAGATGATGCAGGGCGACCAGCAAGGCCGGTTCAACGCCAGTTCGACCAACGCCCTGAAGGATGCCGACCTCGCCAAAGCGGAACTCATGGCGAACGCGCAGTTGTCGGCGTCGAGCAGCAGCAACCGCACGCAACTGCTCCTGGGGCAGATGGGGTTGCAGCAGAACGCCGACGCGAACCGCCGTGGACTTTTCGAGGCGATGATGACCGGCGGGAACAACCTGGGCACGATGGACACCAATCGCGGCATCGCGATGGGCAACTTCGCCAACGCGGGCATCGACCAGCAGGAAGGGATCGGTGACACGCTGTACCAGAACCAGTTCCGCGCGTCGGGTATCCCGTTCGGGATGCAGCAGCAGTTGGGCGGCATCCTCGGCTCGCTGCCGCGCGACTCGCGGCAGACCAGCACGGAAATGAATCGTGGGCACGAACAGCCGCAGCAGCAACAGGGCGGCGGCAGCAGCGGCATTGGGTCGATTCTCGGAAGCGCCGTGGGCGCGGCGGCGATGTTCGGATTCTAAACGGAGGGTGGAGGCATGAACGACTTCTTCAAGAGTGCCATCGGCGGGTTGATCCCCGCGCTCATCAATGGCGGCGTGGCGCGCTACCAGAATCGGGGCTTGCTCGGCAAGAACGCCGTCATCCCCGAGGACATGGCGCGCTCGGCTGCGACGATGGGCGTGGACCCGCAGCAGATGTTCGCGCAGGCACAGAAGGACGCGCGTGCCGGGGGCTTCATGGGTGCGTTCACCGGGCAGAATGCGAGCCAGGGGATGCGTGGCGGTTTCGACCAGGGCATGAACCGCATGGCCGCAAACGAAAAGTCGCGCCTCGGCCTGTCGAACGCCTACCTGGGCAACGCCGATGCCGTCAACGACATGGGCAACCGCTACGCGATGGGGGATCGGCAGGCACCGCCCCCGTTGTTCCGCCCGCCGGGTTTGGGCGGTGGCGGGGGTGGCGGCGGCTCCCCCATGTTCCAGCCGCAGGGCGACGGCGGCGGCGGGTCGATCCCGCAGCAGATGGCGATGCCGGGGGGTCCTGGGGGTGCGCCACCCTACGGTGGCGGCGGGCTGTCTGGTGTGCAGCAGCAGTTGGTCCAGTCGATGCAGGGACCGCAGGGCATGACCGGCGGGGCCGGTCCACCCGGTCCACCCGGACAGATGGACGAAATGTCGCGCCGTCGCCGCATGATGGCGGGCGGTGGCGGATTCGCGGGCTTTGATTCGCCAACGGGCAATGGTGCGCCGTCCGTTGGCGGTGCATCCCCTGACGGCGCACCGGAACTGCCGATTGACCCGCTGGACCCGATGGAAAAGGTCTTTGCGGAGGACCCCTACGCTCGGCGTGCGGTCGCGACCAACCCGGCGCTCTTTCAGAAGATGGTCGAGAACCGGATGGAGGAACGCTACGGCGCGAGCAAGCGCAGCATGACAATGTGGGAAGCCATTCACAAGGCGCAGAGTCGCGATCCCGATGTTGCTGCCGAGGGCAAGGCGGAACTGGACGAGTTCGTGAAATACACGGGCTTGGGCGAGCGCGCCAAGGACAAGACGCCCGAGCAGATTCAGAACGAAGCCCTTTCCACGGCGGAAGTGCCCAACTACGTCAAGTGGGTGGACGAATCACTTACCAAGGCCGAGGCGACGGGCAAGCTCGCGTATTCGATGAACGAAGCCGCTGCCGCGATGGGCGACAACCAGATGGCCCCGTTCATGCAGACGTTCGGCAAGGCGCTTGCCAACGTGGGCTTGCTGTCGAAGGACGGGCGTGAATCACTCGCGTCCGGGCTTCAGGGTAACGCGCTGGCGATGTCGCTCCTGGGCGACATCCGCAAGAACGGTCCCGCTGACGCGACGTACTCCGAGCGCGATGCCCTCGACAACCAGCAGCAGTTGGCGAAGTTGGAGGACACTCCTGAGACTCGCCGGTTGATCGTCGCGCAGCTTCAGCGTGCGGCGGTTCGCGCGGGTACCTTCGCCACCCTTATCAGTCGCGGGCCGCAGACGCCCAACGAAGGGCCGATTGTGCGCGACATGCTGCGTGAACTGAAGTACGTTCACAACGCCGACGATTTGCAGGAAATCAACGCGACGGCGGAAAGCGGCGATTGGGATGGTGCGATGCGGATGCTGCACGAACGCGCCGCACCGGATCGCCAGTTGTTCACCGGACTGAAGCCCACGCCTTATCGTTCGCTGGCCGAGCTTGCCACCGCGCGCAAGCGTGGGGCGACCAGTGCCGCGCCTGCGGCTGCGCCCGCCCGCGCGCCTGCGGTTGCTCCACCGGACGCCACGCAGCAAGGCGAGCCGCCGCCGCTGCCGCGCGGCGTGTCGCGCAGTCCCGTCAACCGCTTCCCGGTGCCCGCCAACGCAGCGGAGTTGGAAGCCCAGGCACGGACTGGCGGTGCAGCGGGTGAAGCCGCTGCGCGTCAAGCGACGGCGCAGGCAGCGGCGCAAGAGGAAGAAGATGCACAGATGCGTGCGGGCGGCAGCATCTTCCCGGCGCAGGGCGTGAAGGCAGCGCCCGATCAAGGTGCGCCGCCGCCCATCGACCCGGCGGTGGAAGATTTCACCGTGAAGCCGATGACGGGTGCGGAGCGCGCCATCCAACAGGCGACCAAGGAAGTGCAATCGGGCTACCAAGGTATCCGCGAGGCGATGCAGCGGCGGCGGGATGCCGCTGAGAAAGAGCGGAAGGAAAAGGAAGCTGCGGCCAAAAAGGAAGGCGCTTCGCTGACACCGCAGGGCAATGCCTATGACCTGTTTTCCCGTCGCCTGCCTGGACAGCCGACCCCCGAGGATGAGCGTATCGCGCGGCTCATGGGTTTCGACCGCAGCTACATGAATCCGATGTTCGCGATGCCGCAGCGTCGGCGCGTATAAACGCGGAGCTATCTCCACCATGCCCACCAAGCCGTTTGAAACTCCCGTCGATTTGCTGCGCGCATTGCGCGACCGCATGGATGCACCCGGCGAGTTGCCGTCCGATGACGAAATCGACTGGATTTTGCAGGGGCACAAGCCCAACGTAGCCTTGGAGGAAGTGGAACGGCTGCGTAAGCACTCCGTTGTCGGTTCGATGGTGGAAGGCGTGGCCGACATCGGCGGCTTCCAGGGCGGCGACGAGGCGCGCGGCTGGCTGGCCGACAAGCTCGACAGATACGGCGGGCGCATCGGCACTGCGCCCAATCCGACCGGGCGGCGTGGCGCACCCATCGAACAAATCGACCTCAACAAGCCGCAGCCGGGACGCGAGGCGCAAGCGGACCTCACGGACGCCTACCGCCAGCAGACCGAGGATGCGCGCACGGCGCACCCCGCCGCGTTCTACGGCGCGGGCCTGTTGGCCGGTGGAGCATCCGGGGCGGGCACGCTGCGCGCTGGCGCAGCCCTGCCCGTGGTCGGTAAGGGGTTGGTCGCGCTGCGGCAAGCCAGCCGCGCCGTGACGCCCCTGTTGCGCGTGGGGGGTACGGCGGGCGAGGGGTCCATCCTGGGCGCGTTGGGCGGCTTCGGCTCGGGCGAGGGTGGGGTGACGGATCGCCTTCAGCCCACGCTTGCGGGCGCTGCGTTGGGCGCGACGGTTCCCGCCGCTGTGACCGGCCTGGGCATCGGCGCGAAAGCGATCATCCCTGGCGCAGCGTGGGGCACCGAAAAACTCGGGTCCATCGGCAACTGGTTGGGCAGCAAGGAAGTGGGCGGGCAGGGGCTTGGTGCGCGCACCATCGGTCCCATCGAAGAACGCGCCATGCAAGCCTTGAATCAGCAGTTGGGCGAAACGGCTGGCCCGGTGGTGCCGAAGGCACCGGGCATCCTGGCAGCGATGAAGCGCGGCGTGCAGGGCTTGGTGCCGGGGATGAAGACGCGCCTCGGCGGACTCACGGGCGATGAAGGCACGCTCGGCACGCTGCCCGGTTCTGCGGGCAAGGGCGCAACTGTGGGTGACATTCTCCCCGATGAAATGCTCGGGTCCGATCAGATGGCGATTACCCCGCGCGACATCATCGCCAATGTCGCGCCGCAAAAGCGGGCGGGCTTGGATGCGCTGCGCCAGTTGGCCGAGCGCGGCGCGGGCCGCGCGAAGCGGTTGGTAGGGGATACCGCCAAAGCCCTTGGCGTGTCGCCCCATCAACCGCTGGTCGATACGCAAGCCGCCGCCCAGGCGTTGCGCGCCGAGGGCAGCGCGGCAGCGAACCCGCTCTACACCGCAGAGTTGAAGGGAGCCACGCCGCTGCCGCAGCACAAAATCGTGAGCGCGGCGGTGGACAACCCGCGTATCGCGAGTGAAGTGGACAGCATCGTGGGGCAGTCGGTCGATCCCGTCGAGCGGTTCACTTCCGGCAACTTGCAGGATGTCGCGGACTCGCTGGCGCAGAAGGCGACCGCAGCGAAAACTGAACTCAGTGATTTGGTCAACACCTTCCGTGGGCGGAACGCGCAGTTCAACGCTACGTTGGGCGGCAGCACGCTCGCCAAGAGTACGGTGCGGGAGTTGAAGCAACACGCGCGCACCGTGAAGAACGAGTTGACCGCGCTACAGAAGGCGCAGCAGCAGGCGCAGGACGCCGCCGACTTCCTGGGCGTGGCCGATCCGCTCACGCAGAAGACCGCGCAAATCCGGCATTGGATCAACAGCACGCGCGCAGGCAAGGCGCTGTGGGGCGAAGTGGGCGGCGAGTCGGGTGTCGCGGGAGAACTGACCCCGAAGGCGCTGGAACGGATGGCGCAGCAAATCAACTCGCAAGGCTTCCTGACGAAGCACGGGTTCGATCCCGGCGATGCCGACTTGCTCAAGCTGCGGACGATGATGCAGGACGCCGTGGACACATCGACCAGCGGCGGGATGAAGGTGCCGCGCGAACTCGCGCGCGAGGGCTACACCCGGTCGGATGCGTTTGAGCTTGGCGCGACCCGCCCGCAAGTCGGCGGGCCGGTCCTGGGCGAAGAACTGTCCCGGCTGGCGCAGACCGGCAACAAGGCGACCGGGTTGCCGCTGGCCCCCGGCGTAGACATGGAAATGCAGCGCGGTGTCGCCGCACGGTTGCTCCCTGCAATCGCAGCGGACACCAGCGAGACTGGTGCGCGGGCGCTGACTACCGCCCGGAGCGGCGCGCGGGGTATGGAACTGCATGGACTGTTCCCCACCATGCAGGGACGCGGGCAGAAATTGGTGCAGCAGATCGGGGCCGAGCATACCCTGGCCCGGAACGAGCGGGACTTGTCCGCGTTGATCCGCCAGCCGCCCAAGTCGCCGCCGTTCCTGGCGCGGCTCACTTCCGCCGTCGCGGCGCAGAATCCGACCGGCGGCATTCAGCACGGCATCGGCTGGCTGGCGCAGCGGTACATGCGGATGCCGCAGAAGGTCAGTGACGCCTATCTCAAGACGCTGATGCGTCCGAGCGCGGATCGCGCGACGTTGCTGCGCGAACTCGCGAAGGTCCGCAACATGGGGCGCATCGGTGACGCTACCCGCGCCCGTATGGCCGAACAGTATTTCGCGGAATACAACAAGAAGAACCCGAGCGAGGGGATTCAGGACTTCTACGATCAAGTGGGTATAAACGCCCCCCGTCTGTACGATCCGGTGAAGGCGCATTACCAGAAGGCCGAGCGGGACAAGCAACGCCGGAATGAGCTTGAGGCGAAGTTTGGCGCTGGTGGTCGCGGCCTGCGGGTGTCTCCGAAACCGTAGCCTCGACGTTCCGCTTGAACCGCCGGATGTCGGTCAGGAAGTTCGCGCGGTGCCGGTCGGTATCGGCACGGCCCAGGATCAACAACGTCTGCACGCCTCGGTAGCTCACCCACGCCTTCCAGTGTCGGCCACCCCGCTTGAGCCTTAGCAGTTCGATGCCCTCATGGTCGAGCGCCGTTAGGCGCTCGCGGATGCCCTTGCGCCCGGTCATGCTCGCGTACTCCACACCATGAACCAGAACATGCAGAGCATCCCGATGGGGATACCCACAGTCAGTCCAAGGCTGAAGCCTGCACTCTGAATGAGCGCGCGGCGGGTCCAGGCCATCGCCGCGATCCCGTCACGGCACCCGTCGTTGTACGCCTTGCTGCGGACCCTGCCGACCAGTTCCATCCAGTCCGTGAAGCTCATCTTGTTGGGCATGATGGCGTCCATTAAGGTTGTTCCTCGTAAAAGGTGTGTTGACCCACAGTGCAGAGGGGTACTAGACTCGCCCCGCGTTTATACTTGGAGGATCGAAAATGCGTGGCCTTACGGCAACTCTCGGGAACCTGGGAACCGCCGTCGTAGAGAACATTCGCGGCGGCAGCGCGGGCACTGGCCCAGGCGCTTCCTTGCGGCTCGTTCCTGCCAAGCCGCGCATTCAACCCGGTGAACTGGCCCGGTGCGAACGCCTCGGTGCAGGCATCGGTCGGGTGGCCTTTGTCCCACGCTCGGGCTACCCGGTTCTGAAGGACTTGGGCGACGGCGACCTGACCGGCGAAGGGTTCGCCCCGTGCTTCGTGGAACACGACTAGGCTCATGCAGTCCCAGGCGAAGTCCCTTTCGCCTGGGGCTGCGATGAGCAGCGCGGTGAGTGCGAGCGCGAGCATGGCCTAGATCAGATCGGCGTTGGGATCAGCCTCGACAGGCGGCGGTGTGGGTGCGCCAAGCACTTCGTTCGCCGTCTGCACCGTCCGCACCATCGTTTCGCCGTCCCACGGCACGCCCACCACGACGGAATGACCCGACTCGAAAGTGATGCAGGCCACCACGCGGGCAACGCAAACGTCCTGTTGCCCGCAGTCCGAACACGCCATCAACATCTGCAACGTGAGCGCGAGGTCGAGCAGCGCCACGCAACCCTCGACGGACGCGACGGGGAAAGGCTTGTCGCGCGGCGGGAGATTGGGCGGCAGGCCCGCGTCCACAATCTCCGACAGCGCCGCGTGGATGGGAGACTTCTTCAGGATGTACGCCAGCAGTTCCTTTACGGTGGGCTGGCGCACATGGGTGAAATCGTCCAGGGCTTCGGTCACGCGGGCGTGGCGCTCGGTGAGTTCCGAGAACCGCATCATCATGTCGAGCCGTGCGGCTCCCAGGTAGTCGAGTTCAGGGGTTTCCATGCTTCGACTCCCCGAGCGCCATGACAACGTGTATAAACAACCACACGGGCCACAGCGCCGCCGCGAGGAACGGATGCTTGATGGTCGGGTCGGCGGTGTAGGACGGCAGCAGCAGGCCCATCACCAGCGCGTGCAAGAGCGCGTAGTAGAACAGGAAGGCGGTCATCATCCGCGCGATGCTCCCTCGGGTGCCGTGCCGTCGCCGCCCATGAGGTCGATGCCCTGCTCGCCCATGAGCTTCACCAGCGCGTCGGGATCGGGCGACACGCCCAGGCCGATGCTCGCGCCGCTCTGAAGCGTGAGCGTGGCGGTGAGCGCGGAACAGACCATGCGGTAGTTCGCGAACTCGGAACAGGTCAGCATGACCTGACCCACGAACGCGAGTTCCAGCATCCCGATCACGCCCATTACCATCGTGTCGGGCATCGCCTCGGTGTAGGGCTGCGGGTTCCCGGCGGCGTTGACCGCATCGGCAATCGCATCGCGGAAGGGCGATTCGGACAACACAATGTCCAGCACTTCGATCAGCGTTGGCTCGCGGCCCAACGACTGCAAGAAACGCTGTGCCCTCAGGTGGCGGTTGCGGAGGCCGGTAAGCTCCTGGGACAGCACCCAACGCAACTGTGCGCTGTCTCGGGGGTGGGCGGCGGCGGGATCGTTCATGGGTTCTCCTTGCAGTGCGCGACAGCGCGTGGGGTCAGGGCAGTGGATGTGTCGGATGGTCTTGTCGGGTGCGGGGCACCGGCACTGTGAGTGGACGGTCCCGTATTCGCAGATGGCTTTGTAGTGCTGGCTCACGGTTGCTCCCTTGGTCACTTGCGGTAGCGGCGGGTTTCAAACCCTTCAGCCTTGACCGGCAGGCCGGGGGCGAAGGATGGTTGCACGGTCATGTAGTGGGTCAGGATGTTGAGCATACCGGGTGGGGTTTCGCACACAATCTCGTCATGCACGCGGAGTATCGGGTTAAACCGATTCGCACGCAAGCGCAGTACGCCCCCCATGAACACATCCCGCGCAACTGCCTGGGTGATGTTCTCCGCGAGCAGTCCGCCGTATAAACGACCGTACTTGAACCTTCCCCCGTAGATCAGTTCCTTGGTGGGGAGGTCTTCAGGCTTTTCCGGTGGGATCGTGACCACGCGCGGATTGAGATACCACAGCGCCCGCCCGGATGGCAGGATTGCGCGGACCCACGGGCCGGTGCGCTGGAACAGGATCGGCCCCGCTCGCGCGGTGTCCTGGCCGTAGACGGCGACGGCCCATATCGCTTCGTTGAGTTGCGCCCACCAGCGCACAATGTCAGGGTTGCTGTCCCGATAGGCGTAGATGATTTGCTTGGCGTCTTCCTCGGTGAGCATTACCCCACTCGCCTTGCAGAACGCCCGGAACTTCTTCCAGCCGCAGCCGTAGCCGCCCGACAGCACGCACACCTTTCCTACGGTGCGCTGGTTCTTGGTGATAGCCTCGGGGGCGATGTTGTAGATCGCGCTCGCCTGGATGCGGTACACATCCACGCCACGCCGGAAACCGTCGAGCAACACAGTCTCCCCGGCCAACCAAGCCAGCACCCGCGCCTCAATCTGCGACAGGTCGATGACGGTCAGCACCTTGCCCGGTGGAGCAACCAGCATGGGCCGCACCAAGGCGCTGTAGGTGGTCATGGGCGACCCATCGACCAGGGCGATGAGTTCCGGGTCGGAGAGCATGTCCAGCCGGTCAGCCAGCGCGTCAACGTCGTTCACCAGCACGCCGCGCGGAAGGTTGCCTAGCTGCATCCTGGGGTGCGTGTCGCGCCCGGTGTGCGCGCCGTGGTAGATCAACTGCCCACGCACGCGGCCATCCCCTACGGAGCCATCACGCAGGGCGGCAAACTTGGATGTGCTGGACTTCGCCAGTTCCAGCCGGATTTCGGCCACCCGGCGGGCGGGGCCGGTGAAGTCATCTAGCCGGTCTTCTAGCGTCTGTTTGGTGAGGTCATCAAGTTCTTCACCCGCGTCGATGGCGAACCAGTCGCCCAACTTCTGTACCTGGGTGGAGTTTATACCGTTGGTGAGGGCGCGGATTTCCGTGCCGAGGTCGGTGGTGTGCTTGCCTAGTCCACGGATCGCGGCGAGTACCGCCAGCCGGTCCACCAGAATGCCCTCGTCGTTGGCTTCCTCGGTCGCTTCCCAAATCGCCTGTTCGGCGCGGGCCAGTTCCTTCAGGGGTAGCGCGTCGAGTAGTTCTTGCTCCACGCGAACGTCCTGGCCGCAGTAGTCGCCAAGGCGCACTAGCTCATCGTGGGTAGGGGTGGGCAAGACCCCCTTCTTGTCGGGCTTGCAGAGCCGCATCATCAAGCGGTAGCCCTCGCTGTCCTTGTTCAGCGCGATCCGCATGTCCTTCGCCATCTGGTCGAGGCCGCCACGCAGACCGTGTGCGCGGCCCAAGGCGGCAGTGCAGCGCCAGCGGCTTAGGGGCGGGCAGGGGGGCAGGCCGATGGTGTGGCCTAGCACCGTCCACATCACGCGCTCAAAGCCAGCGTTGAAGGCGTGGAAGGTGGTGCCGGGGAGCAGCGTGCCGGTATCGTCCAACCAGGGGGCGCGATGGTGCCGATCCCACTCGTAGGGCGGTGCGCCGTTTATACTGAGGCGGCACCGGAGAATCTTTGTGGAGGGGTCAGCAGCGTATACATGGACCCCGCATCGCTTTAGGTCCACACGGCTTTGAGACTCTAGGTCCAGGGACACTCGCATGGGGTTCTCCGAAAGCGGCGCGGAGGGTGGGTGCGCCGGTCGGGTCGGCACCTGAGAGAGCCGCCCGAATCCTTACCCACCCCCCGCACCTAGAAAAGACCCCTAGCGGGCATCGCCCCGCGACCCCGATGCGGTCGGGGAACATGCGCGGAGCGAGCCGCCTTCCCGCTAGGGGCACTACCTGTGCGGAGTGCCAGGGGGCACCTATCGCGGTCCCGTGTAGCGGTCCACCGCGATAGGGCTACATCCCCCTGGCACCCCTGTTCGGCTAGATGAGGTCCGTTTCGTCGGTCGGCGTGCCTGCCGCCGCGCCGTCGCCCGAAAGGTCCACATCCTCGGGAGCGAGTTCGATTTTCTCGAAAGCGATGTTCGCCCCACCCTGGATCGGTTTGCCCCGGCCCCAACGCTGCACGCCGTTGATGCCGATGCCGACGCCCGTGTTGCCCGCCTTCTGGTAGGGGAACAGGGCGCAGAACACGCGAGCGTAGTCGCCGCTGGTGAAGTCCTCGGGGTTCGTGATTTCGCGCGTGGACTCGTCCACCAAGCGCGGCTTGCGACCGGCACGACCGTTGCAGAAGAAGTGCCCCGCGAAGTCCTCGTTGCCCTCGCGTTCCACATCGCCGTCACGCAGCGGATTGCGGATGCGACCGGCCTTGATGAGCGCCACCGCGTTGTCGCCCCAACGGGACTTGGCGCAGTCGATGATGGCTTGCTTCAGCACCTTGATGCCTTCCACATCCGTTTTCGGGATGAGGATGCAAGCGGAGTAGTGCGGTTCCCCCTGCCCGTTCATGGGCGCACGCGGGGTCAGGAGGTAGGGGTACGCGAGCCGCACGCGCCCCGTGGTTACGTCGATGTATTTGGCTTCCGACATTAGCGTTGGTTCCTTCGTGATTGAAGTGGCGGCGGGTGATGCCCCGTCCGCAATGTGGAGACTACAACGGGCTTTTCAGGATTGCAATAGCCCAACGAGACTTGTGCGAAGCGAAGCGACGGCCACCCCGCTTCTTGGTGCAGTGCGAGTTCGGTGATGCGCCACACTCGGGGCAAGTCACGGCGCGCACGGCATAGCGTTTATACCGTGCGCGTGCGCTGCCGCTGTGTTTATGCCCGCTCACACAAGGTCGCTCGGCAAGTCGAGCGGTTGGAAGTCGAGCAACGGCGGTCCCTTGTCGAGCGGCCCCGGATCGTTGAACTTGATGGCCCGCGAGGTCGGTACGTCGATGGTCACACCGGGCGGCAACTTGGTGATTTTCTCCGCATCCGTGATCGACACCGGGCGCACCAACTTTATGCCGATTTCGGGTGGGAACGATGTGGCGATCCATTGAATCGCAGCGTCGTTGACCCATTCGCGCTTGGTCGGGTTGGGCTTGCCCATGAGGGTGCAACCGGGAATGGATGCTCCCAACTCCAACCGCGTGCGGACTTCAGCCTTGATCTTGTCGGCCCACGCTTCAAACGCCTTGAGCGAGCGGAACAGCACCGCGAGGTCCGTGTCCTCAAGCTCATGCAGCACCAGCGGTTGCACGGGCGGCATCAAGGCCATATCGCTAGCCCCAATCGCGTACTGCAACGGACAGATGGAACGCGCGGGACACCACTTGCATTGCGACCCCACGACCAGCGGCGCATCGGGGGCGCGGGCTTCAAGCGCGTGCTGGTGGTAGAACTCGGCCAGGGCGCGGAAGGCGTCTACGTCATCCCATTCTTCCCAATGAATGTCCGGGCTACTGAGGGGTTGCATGATGCCCAGGCGCACGCCGGTCACGCGCTCGACCAGTTCGATTGCGAGCAGCACGCCGAGTCCGTATAAACGCAGTTGATGGTTCCCCTTCGCGTATACGGGGGTAGCTCCACTCTTGTAGTCGATGACGGTCAGGATGCCGGTCTTGGGGTCGAAGTGGGTGAAGTCGATGGTGCCGAAACACCCGTCCTCTACGAAGGGCAGCGGGATGAGCCGTTCCGCCTCGTACCAGTTCGGGTCGGTGGTGTAGGGCATGAGGGCCGCAAGGTACGTCGATACGTTCGTGCGGTCATCCACGGTGTAGACGTATCCCTCATGTTCGATCTTCTTCGCCATGCTGCCGCCCCGCAGCACATGATCGGCTAGGGCATGGTTGGCTTGGCCTGCCGTTGCCGCAGCACCCCCCTCGTCGGGGGGTGCCTTGGCAACGAGCGCGACGGAGCCGGGACAGTGGACCCAACGGTGTGCGCTGGACGGTCCAAGTTCGGCGTGCGCGCCCATGCCTTACTCCATCGCCGCGTTGATGGCTTCGATGGCCTCGGGGTAACGCTCCGGTGCCAGTTCGTTGCCGTGGGACACCTTGAGCGCATCCCACACGCCCAGGAGCGAAGCGCGGCCACGCTTGGCGATCAGCGCCGTGGCAGCCGAGCGCACCGCGTCATAGGCCACGGTGGGAGCCGCAGCGCCGTTGCTGGCCTGGGCGACGGGAGCCGGGGGTGCGGCAGCAGGCGCAGGGGCCGCAGCAGCAGCGGGCGGGGTAGCGGCGGGCGGGGTCGCCTGGGGCGTTGCGGCCTTGCGCGGGCCACGGGGCGCACGCGGAGGCGCGGCAGGCTTGGGGGCCGCAGGGGTGGCAGCGGGGGCGACTTCGGGCGCGGCAGCGGGGGCCGGTGCCGGGGCGACCGCTGGTGTGGAGGCACCCACAGGCAGCAGGGGAACCTCGGTATAAACGCCTTCGGGGTCCAGCGTCTTGAGACAGTGGCCCACCTGACCCATGAGGATGTGCAGCACATCCATCATGCCGCTGAGTCGGGCCAGCGCGTACACAGTTGCGGAATCGTCTTTCATATCGTGGTTTTCCTTGATGACTTGGGTGATGTTGCCTTGCTTGAAAAAGTTCGCTTCGATAACACGGTGGTCAATGCTCCCATTGATTGCAAGTATATCCGCAATCACGGGCCTTGTCGCTCCGATGCGGTGGCACCGATCAATCGCCTGCTCCATGCGGGCGGGTGTCCACTCGCCTTCTACGATGATAACGTGCCTCGCGGCGGTGAGTGTGATGACCTCCCCGGCTGCGGACGTTTGCCCCAGGAACACGCGCACCGTGGGGTCGCGCTGGAACCTATCTACCACAGTTTGACGCATCCGCGAAGAAACGGACCCGTCGATGCGAACGGGTTTATACGCGAGCAAGCCAGCTTCCAGCCCGTCGAGGACGCTCAAGTGGTGTGCGAATACCACCACCTTGTCAGACCCTTCCTCCAACTGGTCGATGATGTAGCGCACGGCGGCGGGTATCTTCGCCTCGCCGCTCAGCTTCATCAGCGTGGACAGCCCTTCAAAGGCTACGGCGCTGCGATTCTTCGCGATTTGACTCGGGTCATAGATGCGCTCGCGCTCGTCCACGGGAAGGTCGAGCAGGATGAGCCGCTTCATCTTCGGCGGCAGATCAAGCACTGTGTCCTTCTCCACCCGGAACATCCAGGGCGTGAGCAGTTCGCGCAGTTCATCCAGGCGGCTCGCGCCCGTGTAGTCCCACCCCCACTTGGAGAGCCACCCCGCTGCATAGCGCATCCCGAACTCATGCCGGTTGAGTCTGGTTGCTCCCAACGTGTGCAGCATGGGCCACAGTTCGATGGGGCGATTCGGCATGGGTGTGCCGCTCAACAGTAGGGCGCGATCCACACGCGGAATGAGCTTCATCGCGAACTTGCTGCGCTTGGTGTTGTGCCCCTTCAGGTAGTGGGATTCGTCAAAGATCACTGAGCCGAAGCGTTTATACTTGTCCGGGTGCAGCAGTGACCCGTAGCTCACGATCAGCACGTTGCCAGCGGGTAGGTCGAGTAGATGCTGGTGACGGCCCCCGCGCGCGATGTGCGTGGTAATCTCCGGTCGCCAAATCGCGAACTCGCGCTGCCAGTGGTATAGCGCGCTCGCAGGGACCACGACGAGGCCAGGGCGTGCGGACACATCAGCATCGACGCACGACACGATGGTTTTGCCGGTGCCCTGCTCCATCGCGAGATAGGCTTTGGGCTTGGGCTTGCGCCAGCGAACCGCCTCGCCCTGGAACTTGTAAAGTGGCATCGTCTGTCTTAGAGTGTGGACCCGCCTTCAATTAGAGCCGCTTTCACATGCCGAAGTCAAGCACCCCCATTACACTGCAAGACCGGGCGCAATCCATCCTCGCGGTGGAAGCCTGTATAAACAAACTCGGCGTGCGTGGCCTCGCCCGCGCGCTCAACACAACGACCGATGAGGTATACCGCTGGCGCAAACTCGGCATCACGGTGATGGCGGCGATCCGTGCGGACGTTGTTGGTGTCTGCCCTAAGGAAACGCTGCGTCCCGATGTGTCGGTAGTTGGGTGGCAGCGTGAAATCTATCTGGCCCTGGCTGACGGCTCATTGACCGTTACCGGCGAGGGCGATTTGCGCCTCGGTACCTCCGCTGCGAAGCTCGCCGCACGCGAGCGTATGCGCGAGCGCCGGGAAAGGATACGCAGTGACGAAGCCTAAAGGTGCCCCTATGAGTCCTGCCGATGTAGCCCAAGCCTATCGCAACACCTTGGGGTTCGCAGTCATCCCGCTCATCCCGAACACGAAGAAACCGGCGATCAGCACCCGCGACTTCGTTGACGGGTTGGCGGCTCCGATGTGGGGCGCGGATAGTGGTGTCGGTGTGATGCACGCGCTGTCGGGAACGTGCGCGGTGGACGCCGATAACCTTCCGCGTGTGGTCGAGGGGTTTATACGCCTTGGCTTGGACTTCTACACCTTGATGAAGGGTGCGCCTCGGATCAACGGCTGGCCGGGTCGAGGCAAGTGGTTGTTCCGCGTCCCTGCCGGGATGGACCTGACGCTACGAACGTGGACACAGGTGTTGGAGTTGCGTGCGGGCGGGCTGACCTACGACTGTCTGCCGCCCACGATCCATCCCAAGACCGGGCGGGCATTCCAGTGGGAAGGCGACACGGCCCCGGCCACGCGCGATGACATTCCCGTGCTGCCTGCGGAACTGGTCGAGTTGTGGCAGCACTTCGATGCGCTCATGCCCGAACTCACGGGCGATGTGAGCTACCTCAAGGCGGCTCCCTCACGCGATCCCAACGAACCGCTGCCGCCTGACGTAGAGGCGTACAACGCTCGGGTGGCCTGCGCTGACGTACTGGTGGCGGCGGGCTATATCGAAGCGCCGGGGAACCGCTGGCTTCCGCCCGGTTCGACTTCGGGTATGCCAGGAACAATCATCTTCACCGATGCCGATGGGGTCGAGCGCATCTGGTCGCACAACAATTCCAGCGCCCTGTGTGACGGCAAGCCGCATGATGCCTTCGACGCCATGCGTATCTTGGAGTGCGACGGCGTGTGGGGCGTGGCTTTCGAGCGCGCGGCCATTGCGTTAGCGCCCGCGCTGGTGGGCGATTTTGGCGAGCTTGCTGAAGCGGGCGAGTGGTCCGTGCGCGAGGGCCATTCGATGCGTGTCACAGTGGATTCGGGAAGCGGGACCAGTGTGACCCGTATAAACGACAGCGACCCGCTGGCCCTTGAACTGCCTGTGTTCGATGTGCGGTCGCTGCGTGAGTTGGTCGCGCTGCCGCGTGCCGCCACGCCCCGCTTCCACATCGAACGCCTCATCCCCCGTTCCGACGATGACGAGGGCGGAATGCTCACGGCCCTGACCGGCCCCTCGGGCCTGGGCAAGTCCTGGGTTGCCCTGCACACGGCAATAGAGTGTGTGCTTGGCCGCAATATCTTCGCCCACGAAGAACTGGAAGTTGTCGAGCCGTGCGGAGTGATCGTGCTGCCGCTGGAAATGGATCAGCGCACCATGCAGGATCGGGTCGAGGAAATGTGCCGCAACATGACCCTGACCCAAGCCCAACTGGACCTGTTGGCCGACAACCTCCACTTCATCACGCCAAGGCCACCAAGCGATCCGGCTGCGGGGTACTTTGAATCGTACTACCCGCTCGTCACCACCGAGTACGGCATCGCGACCCCAAACACCCGGTTGATCCAACCGCTCGCGGACGCCTTGATGGAGTGCAAGCGGGCGGCGGGTATAAACGGCATGGCCGTGCGGTTGGTGGTGCTGGACTCACAAAGCTCCATGCACGGGGTAGGGGAAAACGACAACGCGGCGGCTACCGTCGTGGTCAACACGATCCGCGCCATGCTGCGGCGCGCGGGCCTGGACGGGTTGATGATCGCCCACACGGCCAAGCACGAAACCAAGAACACCGAGCGCGATGCGATGGGGTCGGTGCGTGGTGCGGGTGCCTTCGGAGCATCCTATCGCAGCATCGTCACCCTGGCCCCCTTGTCCGACAAGGAACTTGCCGAGCGCCAAATCGAACGCCGCCACCGCAGCCGCTTTATCAAGGTGTTTATACCCGGCAAGAACTTCCGCCGCCCGAACCGCTACGAATTTGTGGTTCACCTGTTTGGCGGGGTATACCCACAGATCGTGAGCGACGATGCCGCCGCGATCATGGCTGGCGCGAACGCTGCCGGGGTGCCGGTGGCTGTCGCCCCCTGCTCTGCGGCGACCCTGCTCGCCGTGCTGTCTGCGGTCTACGCCACGGGTCCGGTCAGCGGTAACGCCCTGCGCCAGCGGCGCGGGTTGCGGCCTCGGGACTTGGAGTGGGGCACCATGCGGGCGGCTATCGAATGGCTGTGCGAGCGCCAGTTGATCGTGTCGAATGGCCTGGACGGCAACCTGAAAAACATCGAACTGGACCGGAGCAGTCACGCACTCGACGTTGCTGCCGAAATGGTGCGGCAAGCCTTGGGGTTGAACGATGACAGTGACTTGGTGTAGAGTGCAGCACTCCACAACAGGAGTACCCTACACCATGCACCAGAGACAACCAGAAGGCGGCTCCCTTGGACGCCCCGAAATGAGCGACATGGGCCTCGGCTACGGCCCCGGCGCGGAATACATCGCGGGCAGCACGGGCCGCTCCGCACCGCCCCCGCTCCGCACCGCCGCACAGGAGCGCGACAACAGTGCCATCCGGGTCGAACTGAACTCCCTGGCCCGCTCGACCGAACACCTGACCCGCCTTACCGGCGTGCTGGCCGAGCGCCTTCAGCCGGTGATGAACCCGGCTCCGTTTCACGGCACGGGCAAGCGCGAGCAGGAACCGGCTCCGGTTGTTCCCCTCGCTGGCGAACTGGCAGAGTATCGCCTTCGGGTGGAACTCGCCAGCGTGACGCTCAACACCATCCTGCAAGCCCTGGAAGTATAAACACCATGAGCGCACCCAACAGCAATCTCACCTATCGCGGGCCGGTGGACTACTACCTCGCCTTCGTCCGCTACTACCTCTCGCACGGCAAACAGCCGGTGCGGGCCTGCGACCTCGCCCGCGACACGGGACCGTTCCGCGAAATGCACGCGGTCACGAAGGTCACGGCGATGCTGAACCTCTTGGCCTCCGGTGGTCTGGTCAAGGTGGTCAGCACCACTAAGCACGGCACCGAGTTGTACGGTGTCGGCAAGCTCGCGATCCCGCTGCGCTACATCGAACTGGAAGCGCCCACGAAGGGGCCGAGCGAGCAGCTTCGCGCCTGGATGCCCGAATTGGAGAGTCTGGTATGAGCCGCATGAAGATCGACGGACGCACCTATCTCTCCGCGAGCGAAGTGTTTCAGTACGCGGTGAAGAAGCGCAAGTTCAAAGGCAACATCGCGACGATCCGGCGACGGCTCTCGCGCGGCGTGCGCGCATGGCCCGAACTGCTGGAAGCGTTGCGCCCCTACGGTGCCAAGCGCCGGGACGCCAAGGCGGTCAAGGCTGCGGCCATTACGCTGAAGGCGGAAATGGCTGCGCTCGCGGCGATCCGTCCTGGCAGCACGGTCACGAAGGCGAAGCCCAAGCCGAAGCCCAAGCCCAAGCCCAAGCCCAAGCCGAAGGCCACCCCGCAGAAGGCCAAGCCGGTGAAGAAGACCAAGGCCAAGGCCACCCCGCAGAAGGCCAAGCCCAAGGCCACCCCGCAGAAGGCGGCGGTGGTCGCGCAGACGGATGGCTCGCTGGTCTAGGTGGACAAACCCCCGCCCTGTGAATTTGTGGAGTGATTCACAGGGCGGGGCGCGTATAAACGCTAATCGTCCTTGTCCTTGCCCTTCTTGCTCTTGCCGTTGATCGGGGTCGCTTCCTCGTAGACGGTGTAGGCGAACAACGGCACGCCGTTCTCCATCGCCTGCCCGGTGCGGTCGTTCTGCTCCGCGACCCAATCGGAGCCGAAGGTGTCGGCATCCTTCTCGTCCTTGAACCCGCTCACGACGGCGACGATGGGCAACTCGCCCAACCCCGCCTGCGCCTGCAACACCACCACCAGACCGCCCGTGGCTTTCAGCTTCGGCTTTGTGTGATCGCGCAGCATTTCCGTGCCCTCCGTTGTGGAGGCGCGAGGGTAGCGACGGGCGGCTGTATAAACGCTGAGTGCGGTCAGACCGTCACGGGGAACACATCGGGGTACGCGGCGGCAAGTTCGCGCACCGCCTCTTTCCAGCCGTAGCACACCACGACGCGCCAGCCCTGCGTGTGCAACATCAAGTGCTTCTCGCCCTGCGCCTGGGTCACGCCGTAGCTCCCTATGAGGCGCTTCAGTTCGATGGCAAGTCCACACTCTCCGCTCGCCAGGGGCCGGAAGAACATCAAATCCGGCCAGCCCGGTTCCAGCCCTTGTTGCTTGGCGTGGCTCGCGCTGCGGGGGTCCAAGGCCACCCCGCTAAGGGACGCGAGCATGTGGGGCGTGAGGACGCCTGGGGGTGTGCCGAGGAAGCGCACCGCGTTGACCACCTTGGCTTGGTCGGTGCGCTCTCGGGTGTTGTGATCCGGGTTGTACGCGGAGGGTCGGCGGCTAGATGTCATGCGTGTTTATACCCCAATGGTGGACATCTGTACCACTTGCTCGGTACTTGCTCGGTGTTTATACACCCGTCACGGATAGTCGATGCTGACCGCCTGAAATTCTTCCAACTTTTCCTGCCAGTATTCTTCGACCTTGCGCGCGATGAAATCCTCACGGCTCTCGTCGGGTTCCTCGTCCTCGTCGTTGTCCTCGTTGTCGCTGTCCCACTCCTGGCCGAACTCATCTTCATCGGGTTCGTCAAGTTCCAGGGCTTCAAACTCTTGAACCGCCCCGTCGAGCGCATCATACCGCTCTTGCAGCATGGTCCCGGTGTCGCTGTCCTGCAACTGCTCGGGCATGTTGTCGCGCTTTTCCTCGCACTCGTCGCGGATTTCCTCAAGCTGCGACACTACATCGTCGCGCACGCCGGGAAGGCTGTCGTTGGCTTCGGCGCTGCCGATCACATCGTCCTCAAGGTCGTACATGCGCGAGTAGAAGTCCGATTGCGTCAACTGCGAACGCTTGGGGCGTTCCTTGCTGTAGTGCTTCCCACCATGCCGGAACTTCCACCAGTAGTACGAATCGCCCACGGCGATTCCGGCATCGGGTACCGCTCGGCGGGCTTTCTTCACGAAGGTTGCGCGTGCCATGACTCTAGTTCTCCTTGGCTTGTTTATACGGGTGAATCAACCATTGGCCCAAGGGCCAACTCTGGTTTTCGGAATGACAGTGCTTGCGGTGGTAGGGATTGTGTGGAGGGAATAGCGTGTTGTCGTACCATTCTTGGTCGCTGCGGTACTGCGGCGCGTAGAACATGCCGTTAGACGCTGGCTCGCTGGCCCACTGCGGTACATGCTCCAACGTGAAACGGTGGGGGTACCGCCCCTTGGCGTGGGTGAGGGTCATGCGCTCGCGCTTCATTCCAGACCCCACGGAGCCGAGTCATAGCCTGACAGATTCGCCTCGTCGGCATCCGCGCCCAGGCCAAGCAACTTCAAGAGCGCGGCACGCAAGCGGCTAATGTAGTCGGCGGCGGGCGTCTCGTCCCAATCGTCGGATTCGCATGACTGGTAGGCATAGCACGCGCACGCCTTGAGTAGCACAACCGGATCGCGGAAAGTCGAGGGGCGCGGTTTATACCCGTTGGGCAAACCCGCCTCGTACATTTCGTGCGCGTCACCGGGGTAGCGCGTGTGCAAGCTGCGGATGTTCTGCTGCGCCAGCATCCGTCCAATCTCAAAATCGGGTTTGGGCGGATCGAACCCACCCCCCAAGGCCGGGACTAACGAGCGTGCGCCCACTAGCGCGTCGATGTGCGCGTTCGACACCATCCACGCGCTCATACCAGATCGTCCTCGGAGCCGTGACCGTGGTGCGGCTGGCCGAACAGCCGATCCCGCGCCTCGTCCTCGCTCTTGCGCTCGGCTTCATCGTCGGGGGTGGCCACGCGCGGCTGGATGTGACCGAACGCGATGTGCGCGCGACTGGTCCCGGCATCGGCTACCAAGGTCCAGCGGTCGCCGCCCTCGCGCCGCGCCTTGCCGAGTGCTTCACGCGGCTGCGTCGTGGCGAACGTCGCCAGGATCGTCGCGGCGTGCAGGCCAGAAGGCGACTCGTCGTAGAGCGTGTAGGTGGTGGGTTGATCGGTGGTGGGCGGCGGCTCCGCTCCGCACATCACGCACGGAAGGTCCATATCCTCGGGCGCTACGGGGGAGAAACATTTCGGGCATTCGCCCGCGTGGGTGCTGGTCATGGTTGTTCCTTCTGGTGGTGGGTGCTTCGCTAGTGTAGGCCACCCCACACTGTCAAGTCAAGGCCAGATAGCTTAGGCCATCCCGCTTGGTAGGCCAAGTCGCGGATAGGCCAGATCGCTTAGGGAGGGAACAACCGAAGCCCCGGCAATCGCCGCCGGGTTGGTGGCAATTGCCGTGCGTTTATACGCGACATGAACCCGGCGGTGGGCTGGCTCGAAGGTCCGGCGGCATGTCGTGTTTATACCTGGGGCAGCGTTCGAGCCTACGGGTGTTGGTGGGGAAGGCCATCCCGCTAGTAGGCCATCCCGCTTAGTAGGCCACCCCGCTTAAACGCGCA